ACGAGATTAAAAATCGTAAAGGTTATTTGACAAAAGAAGGCATATTCGTTAAACAACCGTGATACAATGGTGTTACATTAACTTAGGAGTAATCGTAATGTTTGGTAACACTATTAGCTGGATGCGTAGCGTATTCCAGCCACCAAGTACAGAGTCTATTGCATTGCGTGAGCTTGAAGAATGCAAGAGAGAGCTGTTAAACGCCCATAGCAGCCGTGAATACGCTCATGCTATGTCTGAGTACTACCAGACCAAAATCACGCGCCTTAACGCTTATTTACACAAGTCTACCGAGAACACATGACCAGTACAAACGATAGTCCATGTATTGCAGTCTGCACCACTTTATACGATGAAGTTTGTAAAGGGTGTGGCAGAACCTATATTGAAGTTGCTCAATGGAATTCAATGAGTGATGTTGAAAAACAAGTCATATGGCAACGCATTGATTCTGAAGCAACGTCATGGCGTTACAACACTTACAAAGATCGAGTTATTTAAGTTAGCAAAAGTAAACATATGAACGTTAAATTAATATGGGCTACGCCCAACGCAGACAAAATGATTGCAGAGATTGCACGAGTATCCAATCCCGACAATCAAAAAAACCCCAACATTGAAGGCTTGTTAAAGTACATGATGCGGGAAGGACACGTATCACCTTTTGAAATGGTTAACGTTTGCGTCGAGATTACGACTACTCGTGACATTGGCCGACAGATTTTGCGCCATAGGTCATTCAATTTCCAGGAGTTTAGTGGAAGATACCAGTCGTATGACAAGTTGCCTGATGCGCCGTTACGCGAGTGTCGATTGCAAGATACTAAAAACCGTCAAAATAGCATTGCAACTACCAATACCCAACTGGCAACACAGTGGGCAGATAGTCAAAAAGAACTACTTAATCGTGCCAATCTAGTTTACGAGTGGGCATTGCAAAATGGCATTGCCAAAGAACAAGCAAGGGCGTTACTACCCGAAGGCTTGACTACTTCTCGGCTTTACATGAATGGTAATTTGCGGAGTTGGATTCACTACCTACAAAGCAGACTGCATAAGTCAACTCAAAAAGAACATCGAGATATTGCTGTGCAAATATTGAGTATTTTGAGTGATGTTGCGCCTATAACTATGGCTGCTTTTTTCAATGACTGATAAATCCAATTTACTTTGGAGACACTGTTACAAGTGCGAGACAAAAAGAATACCAGAAGGCGGTATTTACATGGCACCTTTGAAATGGATGTGTGCGACCTGCTGGAAAAAAAGAAAACATGAAGTGTCCTAACTGCGATCACCCAACCTTATTGACTAAGCAGACCATGCAAAGCGACAATAAAACCTATCGATATAAGCGGTGTCCCAAATGCTTGTGGAACTTTACAAGCGTTGAAGAAATACCCGACACACCACCCGTTATTCCTAACACCATTAGAAGAAGATCAAAATGAATGAATGCTGCGACAACAAATGCAACCAAGGGCGTGACTGCCCATCTAAAGTTGCACCCGTTAAACTAAGTTATCCCAGATACGAGGATGACTACAGCACAATGTGGCGTGAAGACTTACGAATCATAGCCAAGGGTTTAGTGGCTATGATTGCAATAATGCTATTCGGGTTTATCGGTATTTTGGCGTTTGTCGTAAACTGACCAAGCTACACCGGCAAGGGTTGCTACAGCCCCAGCAGCAGCTTCCAACCCTTCGCCGCTAATACCATAGCTTGCAAAAAAACCGCCGCCTAGAGCGGTTAACAAGTGCCTTACTAAGGCTTGTATAAGTACTGGGTTCATGAGTATACCTTTTTGTTTAATTCAAAGTGTGGACCATCTTTAAAAGTGCGCCAGTCCCCACCCCACACAATCTGCACGTTTAAATCAGTTGCTGCTTGCTTCATGGCTTTGGCTATCTTATGGTACAGAGGCCAGTCCCATCTTACTTCTTTATTAAGTAGTGCGCCAAGATCTACAGCATGACCAGTTAAGTGTCTACTGTTCATGGTTTGGCTTGCACCAATGGTTTTAAGCAATGCTTGGCGTTCTTTGGTGCGCACACCTTCAAGTACCACAAAGTCTATTTCAGATAACTGAATGGCAAGTTTAACCACGCGCACTAAGTCAGGATGCACACCATTGAGGCGGTCAAGAGAACGAGTGCTAAGTGTATACATTATCCACCTTTGATATGACTAAGAATAAATCCGACAAACGCAGATATGGTAGAAACCACGGTCATACCAAACCATAGTCCACCCTTACCCTTGTTTGCAAGCGCCAGCAGTTCTTCCATCTGGCGTTCCATCTTGTCTACTTTCTTATCCATAGCCTGCACTCTTTCCCAAAGCACACCATATTTAACAGGGTCTATTTGACCATCTTCAAAAGCCATGATTACCTCGCTAAATTGTTTCGATTTTCTTGCTGAGGCGCAAGATTGTTACTTGGCGTAGGTGTAGATTCAAGAGCGTTTTCTGTTTGCGCTAATATGTTTAATTTGGTTGGGCTAAGTTGCCCTTTTGCTTGACCCATTGCTTGTAACACTTTTATACGGTCTGCTGCTGGAACTTTTTTCATCAAGTCGTTAAAATTAGCAGTTGATGCAAATCCTTTTTCAAGTTCTTTTAAAACTTTATCATTCATACGACCTCTGAGAATTTTTAACATCTCATTGGTCAATGTTACTTTAGCATCAAGAAATTGCGGTAATCCTTTTTTTGGCGAACTTGCATCTAAAATTGCTTTCATTGCTTGTTCGCCAGCTCTTGTTTGCTGTACTACTTTAGCATTTGTTGCTAATTCTTTTAACACATCGTCTGTTGCTTTTATTTGCAGTGGTGTAAGCACATCGCTTAATTCGGTATAGCGTGCTTCACCTGTAGATTTTTTAAGTAATGCTTTTTCACCTTTACCTAAAACATTGGCAAATGCTGTTGTTCTTTCACCTACATCTAAAGGTGATTCGAGAACTTTTTGCATTTCCTGCAACACTTTAGCTTGGTTTACAGGTTCACTTTGCAGTTTGTAAGTTTCGCGTGCTTCTTTGTATGCCGGAACTTTACTTTCAACCCAATTTAAATATTGTGATTTTGCACTTTGTAACGCAGATGCTGTGTTTTTGGCAATTGGTGTACCGGGTGTTGGATTGATTGCGTCATCAATTGCCAATTTAACCAAATGCGCACCTCTACCTGTAAGTTCACCCGATGGTGTAAACATCGACACGCCTTTGTTTGCTGCAATAATTGCAGCTTGGTCAAATGCAGCTTGCACCGCAGGACGTTCCATTAGTTTTGCTAATTGTGGATCGTATTTGTAACCATCTAATGCGTGTTTATATATTGGTTGCCCACCTATGGAAACATCTTGTTTCAAAATAGGCGTGTTTGTTATCGTGTCTCTTGTAACGGTTTGTGTTACTTTAGGTTGATTATCGGAAACAGCACGAGTTTCGTAAATCGGTTTATTAAATGAGTCTCTACCCACTTCAACTTGGATTGCGCGTTGAGTGGTTGATTTAGGTATAGTAGTTGCAACATCACTTGGTGTAACAGGCACCATCACAGGTTGACCTGTTATTGGATCAACTCGTGGTACATTTTGCGCGGTTTCACCTACTTGAACAGGTTTAAATTGACGTTCACGACCAGGTAGTAAAGTTTCGTCTGAAATACCATAAAGTTGCGCAGACGTGCTTGAACGTATTGCTTCTGCTGCGTCTAAATCAGGTGTTACCGATTTTAGTTTAGTTTGTCTTGCAGTTTTTTGTGCTTCTTGAATAGCCATTGCACGACCAGGTGCAGTTTTAGATTCAATGTACTCACCCAAGTATTGAACTTGTGGTGATATAACATTTGGTGCCAATGCTTGACGTACCGTTGCGCCTTCTGGTGCGTTTTGAAGTGCTTGCTGTGCAGCTAACATGTTTGTAGGTGTTCGACCTTCTTCGGTTAACGCATTTTTAATAATACGAGATGCACGACCAGATGCACCTTGTCCTTGAAAACTATCAATAGCACCACCGATTGTTTTTGCACCAAGTCCTAAACCATACTCAGCACCTTTGGCAATTGGTGCCATTGGATTAGTATAAGCAGCGGCAGTACCCAATGCTTTAGAAACACCGGGTGCAATTTTTCCTGTTGCTGCTGCTCCACCGCTTAGTAACGTGGAAAAGTCAGAAATAACAGCTACTGGATCAGTAGCTAATACTTCTTTAAATCCTTCAACAGAACCATACCGTTTAGCATATTCACCACCTACAGCATTTGCTACACCTACTGCTCGTTGTGCTGCTTCTGGATTTGTTTCAAACCTGTTAACAAAATCTTTAACACCCTTTGGTGTAATGTTTTGCAATGCTCCTGCGCCAAGGTCTAACACACCTTTAGCAGTTTCCACAGGACTTGTTATGGCTTGATATAAATCACCAACAAACTTACCAGCACTTGATGGTAAATTCATCAATGCTTCGACTGGTACTTCTGACCAACGGCGTGTTCTAGCGCCAGGTATTTCACTAGGTTGTTCAGCAGTAGTAGTACCACCGTATTGTGACCAAGGGCCTGTTTCTGCTGCTGGTGCAGCAACAGGTTGTTGATATTTTTCCCAAGGTGCAGCCATTATTGTTTTCTCCAACTTGATGAGTCTGCTGGATTACCACCCATGTAGCGATAACCTTCTTGAACAGTACCTACTGCTGGTACAACAGGTGCACTAGGTGCCGCACGTTTACCACTTGACAACGGAGGAACTGTAATTGGTTCCATGGAAAGTCCAGTACCTTCAATTGCACTTTTTGGTATTTGTTTAACTCGCTTATTCCAAGAATCAGCCGAACGTGTTGCTGCAAGATGTTGCAATCTTGCCAATTCCGTAAGCGTTTTTGGAGTAAGATTAGCAGTACCACCCGCAATTCCTTGTAGGAATATAAGGTCCTTGTCTGTAAATCCTTGTCCAGTGCCTAGTCCCGCGGTTTTAATTACATCAAGAGTGCTTTGTCCAGCCGCTGCAATTAATATTTCAGTATTGGCAATTTTTTCTGCATTGTCAGCACCTGCTACATTTAACGCACGAGCAATATTTAACTTAATGTCAGCAGCAGGACCAGTAAATACATCACCTTTGTTGACAATATCAATAATGCGATTGGCACTATCTGCCAGTTTCGGAGCATTTTCAGCAGCAGTCATTTTGTTAATGTCAGCTTCGGCCATTTTACCTGCAAACGCTTCACCAAATTTCTTTTCAGTGCCGACATGAACAGTGGTTACAGCCCGTGGAGCGTGTGTTATTTCTTTATTGATTTGTGATTGGTACATTGCACGTCTTGGATCACCAGTGGGTAACGCATTCATTTCACTCATTAAACGAGCAAGTGTTGATGGTGTACCAAGTGCAGCAGGCGCTGTGTAAACCGCTTTACCACCTTGATATATCGTACCACCAGGAGCAACCACTTGTGATTTTGTTAATTCCTCAAGCTCCATTTTACCTATGGCTTGAGCAGCAGCACTCGGTGAAGCTATTTTTTCATATATAGCCCTTAATTCTGGTGACATACCACCAGCGGGTGCAGCAGTGGGTGCTAACGCATTAACAGGTGCAACTGGTGCAGCAGCAGGAACCATTGCATTAGTAGGTTGTGCAGCAGGTGCCATAGGATCAAACGTGCCCGAACCTAACGCACCAGATATGGGAGGTGTAGGTGCTAATGCGTTAGTAGGTTGTGCAGTAGATGTAGCAGCAGGTGCACCAGTACTCGGCAAAAACGGCAATCCTAAAGCAGCACGTGTCTGTTGCGTTTCCCTATATGTTTGCTGTATTTTAAGCCCTGCTGCCATGAAGTCAGGATTGCGTGATTTAATCATGAACTCTGCTGCTTTCATTGGGTCTTCTGGTCCACCGTTGGCCGTAATGTTTTGCATCATGGTATCAAGTGCGTCTTCATCACGTTTAAGTTTAGCCATCTGCATTTGCCCACCCTGAATCTGCTGAAGTTGTGCGTATTCAGCTAACACGTTTCTAGGTTGGTATTCAGTCGTGGGTTTAAACGACATTGCAATGTTTGGATTAACTAATGCCATGATTAATCTCCGCTGTAACCGTATGTAGGTTGATTTCGACCAAGTGCTTGTTGAAGCAATGCGTTCTGTGACTGTTGGTTTTGATAATTTAAGTATTGGTTTAATCCACCACCAAGTGCACCAGCTTGCCCCATGTATCCCGATGCTCTAGCCTGAGCACCAGCACCAATGGCTTCCCCTGCACTGGTAGCATATTGTTGACCAGCTTGACCTATGGCTTGTGCGCTAGTTTGACCAACACCCGCTAAAGACTGCAATGGTCCAAGTTTAGCTTGCCGTTCCGTTTGGTAACGATTAAACGCATTCTGGTATTCTTGCGAACCCATCTCTTGACCGTATCGTTGCGCGGCTTTAAGTGCACCACCGGATATTAACCCACCACGGGCAGCGGCTTGTCGATCAAGTGCTTTCTGACCTTCACCAAGTCGAAACGCATAGCCAGGGTCTTGTTGAAACTGACCCATGCCAAATGGTGTGTATTCAGATGCACCTTCTAGTTTGCCAAGTGCTCGCAACCCCGCTTCACGAAATGGTGCTTGTAGTTCGGTTTGACGTTCAAATTGGTATGCTTGTAAAGCTGCAGCTCGATCAGCAGCCGCAGCTTGAACATCTGCTGCTTTACCTGACGAATATCCACCAAGTAAACTACTGCCTAATATTGCAGCAGGTGTCATCCAACTGCTACCTGAAAGTAAACCTGCACCGGCAGCACCTGCTGCAGCACCTGTAGCACCTGCAGCAGCTCCTGTAGCACCTGCAGCTCCTGCGTTAGCAGCAGCACCAGCAGCACCACTAGCACCACCAGCTAATGCGTTCATACCCAATTGATAACCACCATATCCTAACGCTGCTAATGTAGCAGCGTCACGCCCACCAGTATTCCACAATTGATTAACGGAACCCAATGGGTTTGATACAACATCTTTTGCTGTACCAACTAAAGTACCTACAGGATTTGATACAAGATCTTGAAACCATCCCATGATATTCTCCTTATGTTACTTCACGTCCACTGACTCGCATATTGATTGCCGTAGCAGTACCCGCAATGGTACTGATAAAATCACCAGGGTTTAACACCTGACCCACTAGCTCAGGAAACGTGTAAACCTCTGTTGGTTGCAACGTTTTGGTCTTGGTAATCAAATTAGCATTACCAGCACTACCCGAAGTAGTGACCAAGTTTACACTGATTGTTGCAGCACTGGCGCTGTAATTAGTAGCAGTAAACTTGTCAATAATGGCAGTTAGCCCATTGGCTGTGTACTGTGTTGTTTGTGTAGCTTCCACTATCTTAGCGGGTACTAGAACCTTAACGGTAACGGTCATATAAACTCCTATTGTTCAGTTTGAGTCACCGCAAGAATGACTGCGGGTGCTGCGGGTGCAAAGGCGGTAGCTGCAACAGTGGCAATGCTGACGTTGGTACTATCTGCTGCATACATTACCTCGATAAAATCACCAGCCATCAACGAACACACTTCATTCAGCGTCACTACAACGTATCCATTGTTCAACGTAATAGATGCAATACGCGCCGAGTTGGGAAAGTCTGTAGTCCCATTGAGCCGCAACCAAACCCATATTGCTTTTTGGGATGAGTTACCCGATGTAATCTGCACCGAACAAGCGATATTGTATAGGCCAGCTTGCGCTACGTAAATTTCTGAGGTTGTTGTACCAATTGAAACACCGTTAGCAACCTCAGTATTGGTAAACAGTAACGGGTACGCAGTGTTAGCAGCTACGGGACTTTGACTATTGGTTTTAGTAAACTCACCATAGTAAATCTGTTGCTCAATAGTAGGCCGTACAAAAATAACACCGTCTGTTGTACCCACTTGCAACACGGCAGCAACTGGTACCACGTTGTTTGGTGCAGTAGGTTTGACATTGGTAAACGCACCCGCTACGGTAGGTGAAGCATACAAAATGTCACCAAGGGTAAACGCACTGGTATCTACATCACGGACAAACCCCCAAGTGGTGCAATAACCTTTGGTGCCTGTATCGGGCAGATCGTGTGTCATTACACCAACGATGTACAGCGTGTTTGTTGCACCATCAGCTAGGTAAGGTGCTACTGACAATGCGCTGTCTGGCACAGCCCCTGTAAACCCTACTACGGTACCATTGGGAATGGTAACACCTGTGAAGTTAGCTACACGGGCGTAAGTCTCTAAACCAATTTGCTGAACTACATCGTACTCCATGCCAAGGTTAAGCGTTTGGTCTGCTTGGTTCCAACCCATGCGCCCCATTTGGGTAGTGTGTGGTGCATCAACCTCAAAGTCAAGATAGTTGGTGTTTAACGTGTTGCTGTTAAGCCGTGGTGGTGTTGTTTCCAGTTCTTGTAACTGTTTCTGCAACTCTGCTATCTGCGACTCTTGGGTTGACCCAGCAGCGTATGCAGCAAAACTAGATGGTGTAGGGTCAATGCTGTGTATGTCGATGTAAGGTTGAGTAGGTGGACCAACTTGCAAGTCTAACAACGATGTATCGTTTTTTCCACCACCCGTTAACACAAACAAGTTCAAAAAGAACCGATACCATTCACGCGAGATTAACCCCGAACGCTCATCAATAAGCGGTACCCGTGGTGCAATAATATTTGTTTCGTTTAGTGGACTAGGCATTGGTTCCACTGAGTTGTAGTTCAGCACCCACAATAGCAATCTTCACAGGATCGGTACCAGATATTTCATACACACGGTCACGCAGTTTAAGCGTCATACCCAACCTACGCCAAAACACACGGCGATAAAACTGACCAATTTTACCAATAGAAGCCCAATGCTCATTAGACCAAGTGTGACCACCATCATCTGACCAGCGCAGCATAACCTCGGGGTCACTACCCTGACCTAAATTTAAACCTACACCTGATTCGCAATCGAGTTGAAGGCTATGTTGTGCAGTACGTTTGAGGTTGTTTTGACCAGTGGGTAACGCTCTCCATGACCGCAACCATTTTTGAATTTGACTGTTATCAGCATAGGTGTCAAGGTCAAGAGCGTATATGTTGCCAGACTCAAAATCACCTACGATCACATCACCATTGAATGCCATTTGGCAGTTGCTACGGTGCCGAGTAAATGCACCATTCTCAAACCCTGCACGTTCATGCCATGCTTGGGTAGATACGTCATACACCCATGTAGTGTTAGCCGATGGAAAAATCAGCACATAAAACGCATGACCGTCTTGCTGGTATGTGTACGCAATGGCATCTGACAAATTAGAGTATTGCTGAATTTGCCATTCAACAGCGTGGGTACTGATACGTTGACCAGTGTATCCATTAGCGCGATATACAATACCTTGTCCACGAGCGTCAGCACCTAGCCAAAACAAGCCGTTATCAAGTTTTGCAATCGAGTATGGGGCTACACAACCAATTTCGTTAAAAGCGCCTTGGATGCGCTGTAATGGAAAATCAGCAGCACCAGCATCGTACCAAACCTCAACTGAGTTGGTACCAAATACCCATGCTTCACGATGATCAATGATTAAGCCTGCTACACCATCAGGTGCGCCTTCTGCACTGGCAAAATCCAATGGGTCAATATCAGTACCATTCAACAGGCTTGTAACCCATATGCGCTGGCTGTTTGGTTCATTAAATACAAAGTAACCATCAAGGTATCCAACGGTTACAGCACCTGGGAAGTCAGGGTCGGTAATCTGCTGAAACACATTGGTTGTGTTGTTGTAGATAAAACTTGGACCATTGCAAGCTATGAACACTTGGGTACCATTGTCGGCAATACTAACTGGACCAGTGCCGCTAACATTGCCAACTTTAGTAGCAACGTAAGACGTATTGATTTTGTACAGTTCGGTACCCGATACAACAAACGCAACTGCGCTTGCATTAGAGAATGTCCATAGTCCACGAATGGGACCTAATCCAATTGTTTGAGTAAACTTCAAACCTGGTGCGCGTTGCAGAAACGCAGGTTCTTTTCCTGCTTCAGGTATTATTTCTGGAAACAGGTTCACCATACGAGCATCCGCAGCATTAACGCTACGGGTAACGTAAGTTGAGCCAAGAATGGGTGTCCTCATTAATAGTTACCAGCGTAGATGTTAAACCGTTGACGATTTGCCACAATAGCGTATGGCATGGACATTACATCATCAGGGTTGTTAATGCGTTTTAGGTTACGCTTGCTTGTCATGGCAATACGCTGTACTTGCGGGCTTGGTTCTACACCAAACTCGGGTGCGATCTCCATAGCCAAGTTGTAGGTAAACGCCCGTAGATAACCTGGTGGAAAGAACAAATCAGTTGCCAAAGTAGCAGGATTACTTAGTTCTTGCACCGATACAAAATGCCACTCTAGGTCACGAGTTGGACGTGGGTAAATTGACAGTGTAATGTCAGGAAATCCCATGTTTACAAAACATACTTGCGGGTAGGTGGATGTTACAGTTTTAACTGCAATACCATCGTACTGTTGCTGATTGATAAACTTTATACCAAAAGATACGTTAGTGCCGGGGTCACGAAAGTATGTAGCATCGTCAAGCAGCACAGGCCGCAAGCCAACAAAGTTACCAGATGGACCAAGTGTACGAATGTATTCACCAGCAGGCCATGTGAAAACTTGGTCTTGCGTGCAGAAAACAGACAACCGTTCAGTATTCCAACTGTCGATCATTTGGTTAAGCGCCATCAGACTGTCTTGCATAACAGCCGCAGATGTAGTTTCGCCTTCAGCCAATACACCAATCAACCGCAATGCTCGGTTAATCTGATCGCCAGCAGTATAAACAGCCATTTTAGTTTCCTTCGTTTGTCGCCTCAGTCTCTGCGACTTTACGGGTGTATTTGCGCTTCACGGCAAGCAGGTTAACCGTTTCTTCGACAATCGAAGGCGTAGATGGATTGTATATCGTCCAACCGTTTTCCACATCACATTCAACTTCTAAATCTGAAATTGCAACTTTGGTGCCGTGAATGGGGTGACTAAGATAAATGTGCATATTAAAACGGGGGTGGTTAGCCCCCGACTGGATTAAGTAACGTTACCCACTTGCCATTTACTACCATCCGAATAAAACACTTTACCTAGACCAGTGGCGTTACTTGTAAAGCCAAATGATCCTTTAGGTGCAGTAGTTGTAGTGGTGTTAGCAGTAATTGCAGTAGAGTAAAAGTACGATCCAGCTACAGCGTTGCTAGCAGCAGCATCACCAGAACTAGTAAAACTAGCAGCAGTGGCAGCACCAGTAACGGTTACGCTTTCCAACAATGGATCGGCAAACGCAACACCAATTGCTTTTGTATTAGGCATGAGTCATCCTTAAAACAGGGGCCGAAGCCCCATTAAATTTAACCAATGCGATAGCAGGTGTAAGTACCGTCGCCGGTTTTACGAGCGCGGAAAATAGCACCAAAACCGGACGCAGTGGTCAAGCCAGAGCCAACCAAAGTCCAACCAGTATTGACAGTTAGTGTAGCAACGCCAGTGCTGGTAGATATAACAACAAAGTCAAATGTACTACCAACTTTAGCACTGCTGATTTCAGCATCCACACCAGTAACACCAGTTACAGTAGGAAGTTGAAGGTTGTTAGCATTGGTTTGCGTATAAACAATTATGCCGCCTTCCAGATCAGCAACTGTCAAAGCGGCAGTTGCGTTAGCTGTATAAACCGCAGGTGCTGGAGCGTAGCCCAGAATAACTTCATTCAGATTGCCGTCACCAAGTTGATAACCGCCGCCGCCATTAGGTAATGCCATGATAAATTCCTTTAAATAAGATGTAAATTAACGCCCCCGAAGGGGCATTAGGTTTAGCCCCAGATACGACAAGCCATCTGTGGACGAATGGTGCTGTAACCGTACAGTACGTCAATACGGCAAGGCATACGGTCGTTGTTGATGTCATACTGACGAACAACGCGCAAGCTAATACCGTTATGGACAGCACGAGCAGCCATGTCTACACCTTGGGGCAACAACAAGTCAGCAGTTGCAAAGGTAATAGCATCCTTGTGGTAAACCAAGTTCTGAGCGTATTGGCTAGAAGCAGCACCAACAAAGGTTACAACACCACCAGTTGCAGGCAAAACATCCACAGTAGCTAAAGCATGGTTAGCCGAGTACATGGGAGCAACGGTTACAGTCCAAGTACCAGACGATGCGGTAGCATCAGCCAAGGCAACAAACTGGAACAACGAACCAGTGGATTCACGAGTTTGTGGGTTAACAGCATTGCAACCGCTGACTGTAAACACATCACCAGCTTTAATGGTGGTGGACACAGAACCTTGTTCCAACAAAATAGTTGAAGCACCTTCGGCAGTAACACCAGGGGTTTTAACCAAAGTAGAAGCCGAAGCACTGCGTGAACCAGTGGTGTGTTGCTTGATAGACTGAGACATATTAATCTCATCAAAGCCCAACACGCCAGTGCCCATCATGCCATTGCGGAACTGTTTGCTGATAGTGTCTGTAGGATTAAACAGACCCTTCATACCTTCAACCAAGCCAGCGTTAGCAGCAGGGTTTACGGTAGCGTAACGTGGAGACATTACAGCAGCGTTTTCGTTCAGCTTTTGTTGGGCTTGCAACAGCACCAAAGAAGTTGAAGGAGTAGTACCAGGAGTACCAACAGTGTTACCGATGGTTTTGTAAGCGTTAGCAACGTCAGCGTCAATGCTGGATGCCAATTGGCTAATACGTGGTTTAAGTACACGTTCTGCAAAGTCGTCCAACTGCATAGTCAATTCAGCAGAGGTGAAGTTAACACCAATGTGCTTTTGATTAGCTACGGACAAAGTGGTGAACTGTTCGTTGTCGTCCTGAACTTGCAATGCTGCACCATCAGTTACCAGAGCGCGGTCGGGTAAACGGATACGCAGGGTAGAACCAATCTTAGCGCCTTCAACAGCGAAAGAGTCGTCATACTGACGGTTCACGTTACGGGTCAATACAAGGTTATTTTCAAGGATCTCCAAAGCCTTCCTTGTTATCATATCAATGGTGAGAATCGAATTAGACATACTAAATTTCCTTTAAGTTCAAAGTTGTTTGGTGAGGACAAACGCCGCCGTTCTTGTGTTTACCAACTTGACAATTCATACACAACACTTGATAACCAACCGGAAAGTTATTCTTGCGAAGCCAATTGTAGAAGGCTGACCCTCCACCATTGTATTTGCCCGATTTTCTTTCTTCAGCACCATTGTTGTCCATGTGGTCAATTGATAAAAACATTCGTTCAGTCTCGTTGCAGCAATTGCATCTATAACCACCATAAGCGTTATAAACTTGATCTCTGCATCGGTCTTGATTGCGCTTGGTTTTGGCAGATTCAGCAGCTCGCAATGCAGCAACTTCTTCTGGTGTTCCGTTTGCAATCTTCCGATTACGGTGTTCACGTTTATGCTCTCGGTCTTTACTCCGATTTGCCTCACGCCAGTCCCGCATACGTTGATTAAACTTTTCCCGATTTCGTTCTCTATACCTAGCGCCTGCTTCGTTGTTGCGTTGCCGTTTCAACTGTTCTGGCGTTAAATCTAAATTGTCACTTACCATCTTGTTCTCCTGATTTCAGGTAATAATTGTACCTGATTTCAAGAGACTTAGCGATTCTGTGCTTCCCACTTCTTCCGCTGTCTTGCACGTTCAGCTTCAATCCACTGTGAATCCGTCATAGCCTTGGTAGACCGTGGATCAGTAGTGTCAAAAGCTGGCGACCCAGAGGATCGTGCAGTTACTGGCGAAATCGGCGCTGGCGCAGATGTTGTTTTCTTAACTGGGGGTGACGAAGCTAATTTAGCCTCAATCTTCCCAATCTCCTTTGCCTGACTGAGTGGCGTCATGCGCGAGATACGTTCCGCATCTTTTGGATTTGAACCGAGATAATAAGCTAACTCTGGTCCAATATCTGAAGACTGGATTGTTTCAGCCATCACGTTTGTAATTGACAGCTTGGGATTGTATGCGACTTGTTCAAAATCATCATACTTATCTCTTGCCGATTCTTCACGCTCCTGATAGCTTTCAAGAACTTGCGAGTGCTGCTTAGCGGCTTCACGTTTAGCAATCAATTCCTCCGCTCTCTGGTATGCCAGTGCTTCCGCATAGGCTTCAGGAGACTCGTATTGATCAACGGTTGCCGTTGGTGCAGCTCTAACGATTTGCGTTTCCGCAGCCCGTTGTGCTTGCTCTCGTTCCCACTTACGCTGCTCTCTTGCAAGGCGTTTGCCAATCATCGCATCAATGTCAGACTGAGAGTATTTTTTTTCCTCTGTTGCTGAATCGTTTTGATTCTCGACTACTTCCGGCGCGTTCATCGCATTTTCAGGAGTGGCCGTCACTTCCGATGCTGGCGCGGAGTCAACTTCCGCTAAGGTTTGGACTTCTTCAGTCATTCATGAATCCTTCGATTCCTCGGTGAACCTCGCCGATACGGTTTGTGCTGCTATTATGCAACAGATTTTTTAGATTGTGCAACAGACAATTCATAGGCTGCGATTACATCTTTTGTATGCGTTGCCTTGCAAATAGTCTTTACTCTTGCATCTTCGCCACTGTAATCGGAACCAGGGGCAACAACATGCCGATGGAATGAGCCGCTGATTTGCTTTCCATCCTCCAAAATAGAGGTGCGTGTTCGCACATTGACGCATCCGTTTTCAAGCACTTCAATGCGGTCAACTACAGAGATTTTTTCGAGAGACATTTTCTTTCCTTTCAGTTATTCCAATCAGATCATCCGACCTGACTTACACGGGGATCGTTTGCCAAATATAACCCACCATCAGCACCAACAACCACATCGGCCTCGTCTTCAAAGGCACCTTCAGGCATTTGGTTTCTTGCGACCAGTAAATTTTTTGGCTTGTAGTCGTCAATATTTGTCTCGGTAGTCAACTCTGACAAGTTCATGGTTTTTTGCACGATTTGCTCTTGGTACATGTAATCCCATTCTCCAATGTTGATTACTTGACCGTCTGCATTTTTAATGACTTTCATGGTTTTCATTTTGCTGCCCATCCTGTGTTGCCGGTTCCAGATTCTTTGACATACAGCGTCGTTCCTGCGCCGCCGTCTGTTCTAGTCCACGTTGAACCAATTGGTGCAGTAATGCTGCCTTCAGGAGAACCGGCACCAGAGCCAAAAAATACCGTTGCGGTTGTGTAATACCGAGTTGCAGTGGAAGTGCATAAAATGCCTCCGACGTTTGATACACCAACGGTGAAATAGTGTACATATCCGCCAGAACCATTTCTAAGCGTTGTGGAATAACCACGGTCATTTCCGCTTACCTCTAACGGAAAAACACCAGCCCCAACACCCCAAAAAAGAGATGTGCTCTCAGGCTTCATATTTGTCAAACGGACATAATCACTAGGCTGCCATCCACTTGGGTATGGGAATCCAGCAGCCCATGTTTGAGTTCCGCTGTTCATTACTGAAACAATAGAGCCATTTCCACCAACAGCCACATCCGCCGTAGCTGCAACAGCCACGTTTGATGGATTAAAGCAGTACCCATAATTGCTGCCAATGTCAACGATGCGAATTGGGGACTGGATGAGAATCGGGTTATTGCACTGGTTGTTCATCAGCGTCATTGTGAAATCACGCAAAGCAAACGATGGCTGCTCAACGGAAGGAATGACCAGCAAAAATGGTGCTGTCGATGAAATCTTGCCATCAGTGCGGTCACCCCAGTTTTCAGATGATGAGCCTTCAACCAACACGTCAATCGGCAGCTGAGCGCGGATGAACGAGTTGCGAACCTGGCCACCGCAGAACACTCTGCGAATTTGCAACAAGTTTGCGCAAATCAGATCAATACCGATGCTGTCAACCTGCACGCCACCGCTTTCGATTGTGGACATTTGTCCAGCATTGCCGGAGTTGATGCGATAGCCAATCGAGCCAGAAATCTGCGACCAGATGGTGAACGTGCTGAAGCGTGTGCCATCGTTGGCGAATGGCGTCGCCAAACCACCTGTGCCCCACTCAACGCCAATCAAGCATCGACGAATTGAGAAGCGACTGATTTCGTTTTGTGAGCCAGATGGTGTGTTATCGCTGTCCAACAAAAATCCAGCAACGTTCTTGTTGTCGCCGTCAATGTTGAAACCAGAGATTTGGAACAGACGGGCATTGAACGCACGCAAAACGGGAACTGCGACGTTTGCACCAATCCACTTGATTTGCGTTCCACGCTGGAAATCTTGCACGCCATATGTGCCATCTTCACCATACTCACCCTGAATATTGAGGTACGAACGAATGTCGATTGTCTGACTTGTGTTGAACAAACCAGCGGGAAGAATTACAGTCGCGCCTTCTTTTGCAGAAGCTGCATCAATAGCGTCCTGAATGTCTTGCCCCGCGTCATAGGTTGACGTGTAATTATAGATTGCAGCATGTTCTGCTTGCGGAATGTAGTCCATGACATTGATCGGCGCACCCGAAATCATGGAATAGGTGACTTTGGTCAAAGACATTTTTAATCCTTACGCTGCTTCGTATGTTACGGAAAGCGTCAAAGTAGTACCAGATGCAAATACCGTGGGTGTGGTAGATGTAATAGCAACTCCTGATAGAGTTGTTGTCACAAGCAGTTGTGATGTATTGCTTTGGAGATTCGACATGACACTAAACCAACCCGTTCCGGGTTTGAAAATTACACCCACGACCAATTGATACACATTAGATGTAATGTTGACCACTGTAAAGGGAAGTCCTGTAATGTCTCCAATACTCCCACTAATTGATGATGTAGACCCATAGATAAAACCAAACTCCACATTAACCATTCTTCCTGTTTTTGTGTACCGTCCAAAAACAGAACCATCACCAATGGTTAACCCTGCAAACGATGGAGTAAATGTGCCTTCCTCGTAATCGTCAAGCAATTCGCTGGTCATGCCCGCAGCAGAGGGATCAACAGAAAAGTCGATGCCTTTGCCGTCAGAAACAATCAGGTTCCCTGTGGTCAATGTCTGATCGCCTGTAAAACTGTTAGCAGCATCTGTTCTTGCTACAGTAGCAGACGTTGTGGGAAACGTCATGGTTGTAGCGTCAGTACCTGCAAGAGTTAGGCTATTACTTGCTGTTAAAGTTTTACCTTCAACAATGGTTAACGTTGCACCAGTGGCCGGTGCCGTAATTGCTACTTTGTTAACGCTGGTTGCATCTAGTGCACGTCCAGCGGTTAAATTAGCAACAGATACTTTTACCGTAGAACCACTTTGAACAATTGGTAAAACTTCAGTGCCTGCAAGCGGAGTAGTTGCACCAGTAAGCGCGGAAATCTTTTTATCAGCCATGATTGTTCCTATCAGTTGTACATTACTTCAATAGACGAAGTAATAGGTGGGGCTTCGGAAAATGTAAGTGTTGTACCAGATATGGTGTATGTGTTTTTCTGTTGGTACACACCGTTAATGTACACAAACGTGTAATTTTCACCCAATGGTGCAGTAGCCAATGTAAACGCTACAGCAACCCCGTCACCCGTAAAATTCTGCACTTGGTATGATGCAGCACCAATACCAATGATGTTGTCATAGGTAGCAATTAAAACATCAGCAGAGGTTCTAAGTACAAATTTGTATGGAACACTAGTTAACCATACTTCACCCCCAGGCACCCGTCCAGCAGAATCTAACACAATGGGGTTAGTGTGCGGTGTAACACCACTAATGCTAGTGTAAGTTACCAATGGTGTTGTGGTGCCTGCTGCATAACTGTACAGCTTGCCGCCCATTAACGGGTTGCCGCTATTGTCAAAGAACTGCGCGGCTGCGCCACCTACGGGAGAAAGAAAAACAGCCATTTATAATCCTTTTTTACAGATAGTAACCAATGGTTAACTTATTGTAAATTAATCGGTTTGCAGTAAATCGTACCACCATTAGACACTTGAATAGCACTTACGCGCCATTGTCCACCGTTGCCTTGAGGTACTTTAAAAGGAATTGGTGTAAAAGGCGGTATAGGTGTACTAGCAGTAGTTGCTACAGCACCTTCACCAACCTCAATGTAACAGGCTTGGTCTGACCAAACAACTACACCTTGGGGACCTGCGTTCCAAGTGCTAGTGTTGCCAGCAGTACCAGTGTAAGTAATTAATCTGGCAGGGTAGTCCGTTTTGGACAAAGGATTCAAAAGTTCCATGTGTAGCTCCTATGCGAGGAATTTTAACTTATATAAAGTGGATAAGTACAGTCCGATAATTTCATCAATGATGTTTTGAATTGGGGTATCTGTTTTATCGCACATTTCGTATCGGCAACCTTCAAGTTCAGTCATTGACTCTTGAAGAAACTCGGTAATGTTGTTGGTCTTTTTGGCACTCATTAAACCAATCGGTCCTATTAAACCATGTCTACCTTGATACGCTTCAGAAAACTTATCAGCCAATTCTACAATATTTTCGTAAAAATGACGCAAGGCTTTGTGTTTTGAATACGAACGGGTGTTCAAGTGCACCGAATGAGCCACATCACGGGCTAAAAACAGTGTGCCTACAAAATCGGCTGGTTTCATTGTGGCATTCCTTCCATTGGCATTTCTGGTTGCATTTGTTGTGGCATTTCTGGTTGCTCAGGCGGCATCTCACGCATCTCAGGAATACCGCCTTGCTCCATAGCTGCTGCAACCACACCCATAGCAATATCTTGAATCTGTTGCTCAGTCATACCCGCTTGCACTGCGCTAATGCGTTGTGTTTCTGCTTGGTACGCTTTAATCTCAGCTTCGTAATCTTTACGGCGTTGTTCTTGCACTTCAATTGACTTACCGACATTCTGAATCATCTGGTGCATCTGCTCCATTTCTTGACCCATAGCCTGCATCTGTTGCTGTGCAGCCTGCAACTCTGGGTTTTCGTCAGCATCACTCATGAGTTTAGGATCAATGGTTTTGGCAAAACGTTTAGCCATTTCTTGCGCACCAGGCCAATCCATGTTCTTAACAAACAGATCGCCAGCTACTGCCCACAACTGCGGATTACCTTGCAACAGTTGAGCCATAGCTTCAAGAGCCTCTTGGCGCTTGGTTGCATAACCAGGGCCAGTGGTTGCCACTACATCGTATTTACCAACACTAGGGTTGTAGATTTTTTCCATCACAATACCCTGCTGGTCAACAATTTTGTTAACTGGTTGTTCTTGGTCAGGGTTAATCTTAACCATTTTGGTTTCACCATCTTCACCAATGATTCGAGCAATACGCTGTGTATCGTAAATCTTAGGAATTAGGTCAATCAGTTGACGCGCAATGTGCCGCACACCACGAGCCAAGTTATCACCATAATGGTATGTGCCTACATCACCTTCACGCTGACGAGCAAGAATAGCTTTTCCCGACCGTTCATTGCTACCCATACCCAAACTGGCGTTGTATTGACCAGTGGTGGATTTAATGTCTTCAGAAGCACCCGCCTTAGCCTGTAAAAGCCCACTAGAGGCCATTGGAGGCTGTGCCCGCTGTGGTAGTGGCAGAACTGCACCTTGACCGTCTGTAACGTCTGGATTGACCTCTAAGTAAGGCCAGTTTTGAGTGTTAGCGGTTTTCCATTGGGTTTCGTAACCCTCAAACTGTCCACCGTAACCAATAAAAGGCGCTTTTGGCGCTAAGGCCAGCATTTCGGCTTCTTGTGAAACCCAATAGTTGTACATACGTTGGGCATCTTTAGCGTTTCGCACTAAGCCCGATACGTACAACCGACCATCAACTTCAAATTCATTACCAACAATGCGAATTACTGGAATCCACTTACCAGCCCATTCACGTTCTTCAAGAATCTCGTAGCCGTTGATCTTGCAATACTTGACCTTGCGGCGGTCAGACTCACGCGACTTCAACGGTTTGCCATAAATGGCTTTAAGCTGTTTGTCCTCTAAGCTATTAGCAAACGCTGTAATGTTGTCGGGGTACAGGTTTAACGTAGCGCGGTCATAGTCAACGTAGTAGTAATCGGCAATCCGAATAGTGTCTTCGTTTAACCAGTTGCTAATAGACTGATCACCTACACCAAGAGACTGTAACGTGGTAATCGGTGCAGCGTCTGGATACATCCGAGCGTATTCAGCTTTGGTTATGTCTTCGGTTATGAAGCACCACTGCGCATCTGCACCAGTTGGGTCTTGGATTGTTGGGTCCATGTACACGCTAAAACTGTTACGCACTCGACCAATCTTAATGTCTTGGTCAAAAGTGTTGTCATCACAGTACTCAGTCAGCAAGCGCAAGTAACCTTCACCATACGACACTTGGTTTTCGCAAGCGGTATCGTAGGCTACGTCTGCATCGGAGATGTACTCAATGTGTCGAATCATGCCATTGAATATCTCAGCCACTTGCACATCGGCTTTATCGTCAACAGGTATAACTTTAGCACCTGGGCGGTTTTGACGCTGATCGTTTGTAACTTGACGAACGTGTTGCGGCAGTTTGTTAATGGTTAAACAAGGACGCGCATTAATAGTTTGACCCTGCACTGCACCACGGGTAGCCAATACGTCAGCAGGCCATTGCCAATGGTTGTCAGGTGAACCAGCGTAAAACTTTAAGTCATCTATCTCATCTTCACGAGATTCAGACAATGCAGACATTGCCAAATCAAGACGTGCTCTAGCTGTAGACAATACATCAGAGTCACTATTCTTTTTACCACCACCTGCTGCAACATTAGCAGCAGCAACAATGCCTGATTGATTTGCCATGTTATTTTTTCTTTTTTGCAGTTTCACGTTTAACTGAATAAGCTATTGCAACAGCTTGCTTAACGGGTTTGCCAGCCGATACTTCGGCTTTAACGTTTTTGCGAAACGCATCTTTGGATGAAGATTTAACAAGTGGCATATTATCCCCAAATTCGCATAGGTGCGGTAGGTGTAATTTTAAACGGTTCTAATGCAGTTGCATCTTCTGCGACAACACGTACATTCACATGCCAGCCTTCAAGCGGTGCCATGGCTGGATACGTGCCATCTTCACCTTGCAGCGTCTCGCCCGTTGGCTTGTAGATAATGCCAATGGTGTCAATGTTAGCGTAGTTTGGCATCTCGTAGCCATCTTGGGCTTCAATACCATTCTCAGGGTCTGCTTCTACAGCGCCCTCAATGCGGTATAAAATTGCTTTGGCTTCGGTTTCGGAGTTAAATTTTAAATAGTAATCGGTCATACTGTTAAAGCCTGTAATTGTGCGTTAGGTAAACGCTGCGGGTAGTAGGCGATCTTGCGGATGTAGCCGTTTAGGTTCGCAATACCAACTTCGTTTGCGCCAATATTCATTTGGCTGACAGGGGGAACTGTACCGCTTGTGTCTTCTACCCCTAACACTGCGTTTGTTGCTTGGTTAAAACTGTTAACAGCATACGCACCCGCACTTTTGGCAAAAATATTTGGCGCAATTGTGTTAACAGCAAGCACGTTCGCTTGAACCGTGCCACCGTCAATTATTTGCCAGTCTGGACGTATGTTTACTGCAACAGAGCCAGTCAATCTAATTTGGGCATTAATGGTGCTGTTGCTAATAGCCACAATACGGCTTCCGACGTTCGCATATTTTACGTATTCTGCATAAACCGTCCCCTCCGTCTGGTTATACCAAGAGCTAAAGTTAGTCCCCGTCATCACAGCCACATCTGCGCTGCGGGTGACTTGCGCTGCTACGGTCGGAATGTAGCTTGTCGGAAATGCGCCTGCTTCGAGTTGTGCGCCCCAGATGTAGAGGCCGCTGGTACCGTTGCCTGTATAGCTATCACTTCCAGCAGTTGTACCATTACAAACGAAAATCCGTAGCACACCTGACGATGTGGTGGACGATGCAGTGGCTGTTACTGAGCATCTATACCACCCGTTTCCTAAATTCGTTATGACGGCGTTTGGGGTGCCGCCGTTATTAACAAAAGAGCCTGAGCCTGTAAGCGAAAAGATCGCCTGCGTTATCGGAAATGCTGATGCGTCAGAACCAAACGACAACTGTACTGCTGATCTTTCTGCTGCTTTAGCAAAAATAGAAAACGTATAAGCAGTACCAGACGTGACGGATACGTTTGAAACGGAAACTCTGTGGGTGTTGTTAGCCGTATCCTCTACAACTTTGTCAGCGTCTAAAGTTCCATCAGGTGACACAATCGTATTTGCAGTAATACTGCTATTCCCCTTACCCCAAGCCGCATTATCAAACTGCTCCGAATACGTCACCAAATTCGTCCGCTGTTCTTCAATCAACAATCCATTTGAAGCCAACGTTACAGGGTTGTAGTCAAATCGTGGCGCGTCAATCGCCGCCGATTGGATCAGCCCATTTGAGCCAGTAAACGTACCACTGCTGGCGCGAGTAAACGTAATACGCGGGTCTAGTGTTCCAGTGTTCGTAAAATCCAAAAGCAAACTAGGAGCAAATTTATACAACGCCGAAGGGCCACCTAAAGTGACATACGGTGAAACACCCACTGACAATCCGTTACGATTTGATAAAAAACTCATTCATGGCTTTCTAGTATTACTTTGCGGATTTCTTGGCTGCTTTAGCCGTTAAACCAACGCCTTTTGACACGGGTAACTTTTCGCCGCGACCTACGCTTAATGATACACTTTTTTTTGTTGCCATTATGCACCCATCCAAGAAGTAGCGACACCGCTACCTTGACTATTGATACGAGTAACCGCCCGTGGATTATACTCACGATGTGCTACAGGAAACGCAAACGTTACAGCAATCGCATCAGCCGCATCGGGAGATGCCACACCTCTCGCTTTCATTTCCTTTTTACCCTCTAAAAAGATAGTACCTGCCGAGTTAGGTTTCTTCATTGGACCAACTAAGTCACTTTTCAGCAATCTATCCGTGGGAATAGACGCTGTTTTCAGCCAGTCCCGCATCGCACCCCACATCTCAGCGCGTTTATTACCCCACATTATCGGGTTCTTTGCTTTCCAGCCAAAGTTAACCCCCCGCACTTTATACTTCTGCTCAGTTAACCTGTCAAGCACCCCATAACCTAAACCACCTTCGTCAATCACGGTTAACACTGGTTGATATTCCATAATGGCATCAATCACATTACCCACCGTGGTCATGGTGTCGTCACCCTTAAACCGTTTTATGGCAATGATGTCCCGACCCTGACGTACCGCAATCACGGTACTGTCCATACCCCCGCGCGCGGGGTCAACACCGATAACTATTGGCGCAGTCATGTCCTTGTACTTAACCCGTTTCATCGCATCATCCACCACGGTTGGTGCAATAAACTGGTCTTGTCCCGACTTCGGAAAGTCTCCATACACCTCAACCCGCGCTTCGTCCGAGTCCTCACCATACTCATTAATAATCTGTTGATAAATGGCTTTATCGGTACCCTCTACGTCCCTAGCGTCAATCTTCCGACTACGCCAAAAGTCTCGCTTAGAACCATCTACTGCTTCATAAAAGTACCCTGTGTTGCGCCGACCATTGCTAAACGCTAACCAGTACCTATCCAGTATGTTCTCTGTAAAGAACCCCGCTGCTACCGACCATATGCTGTCAGGTATACCCGATGCTTCGTCGAATATCACCATCATGCCGTCCATGTTGTGCACACCCGCATACGCATCTGGCGTTTCTTCACTCCACAGCTTACCCTCTGCACCCCAATAACGTGTACCCTTACGTAGATCACGCTGTACCAGTTCAGTTAACCACTGTGCAGGGTTCAGGCTTGTAGCCGTTGGTTCCCACCAGTGCGCATTAATGCTCATCGTTACCCACTTGGTTAACTCACCCCACGTAACCTTGCGCAACTGCGTTTCACTGTTAGCCGACACAATGACCGAACTACCTATGCGCGTAGTCAGCATCCATACAATCAACCACGACACCAGTGCTGACTTCCCCACACCACGACCAGAGGACGTAGCCTGGCGCATCGCATCAATCAACTGATCATTGCTAATGTTGTTGCGGTTAGTTTTAATAAACTCCCGAATCTCACGCAACACCTCCCTCTGCCACTTCCGAGGTGACTTGAAGTGCTCCAAGGGTGTATTCTTTTGCCCCCAAGGAAACGCAAACAGTACAAACGCTTCAGGGTCATCCTTTAACTGTGGCGACCATAGCTGACTCATTAGCAACTGTTCATCTTCTGGTGAGTATCGAATCTTCTGCATTAACTCTGCTCCAATCTTGGTGTCACGTCCATTACTTCAGCTTCAATCAATCGCATCTGTGCCTGCTGTAACGCTTCGGTGATGCTGATAGACCCACCAATCTCAACCTGCTTAACCTCACCATAGCGTTTCTTATTGTGCGCACTCATTAGCCATTTGCGCGTATCAATCCGCAGCTTGTCCCGATTAACCGTATCGTTGGATGTTGGGTCAATTGAATCTATACCATCGGAAATCTCCAAGATTTCGCTTGCAATAAATTCAGTACGCATTTCTTGCGCTTCCTTGAATCGTTCGTAGCGTTGCGGCTCACGTTTAATCCATTGCAAGAAATCTTCATACGAGATAGCTCGGTGGTCATCCTTGATCAAGGACTGAAGTGATCGACCACGGTAAATATCTTCGACCACACGTTCAAAGATTTGCTCATATTCCAAGTGCAACAGTTCTTTTGCAGACTTGGATAGCCTGATGGGTTTTGGGTCAGGCACAGATAGCCAATTGGGTAAGCTCTCACCACTTGTGACAGTTGTGCCTACAGAATGAATGTTTGTTTGTTCCATAGTAATTCCATCGTATCACATTACCAATGTTTTTCAAATACCTATGACCATGTTGCACGTTTGTTATACGGTATCTTTTTTAAAAAATTTTCACAGTTTTTGTGTGTCAATTGTTACACGTTACCTTTTTAGAAAAATTTTTACAGTTTTTGTGATGCCTGCCTACGCTAGACCTGCTAGCGCTCGGCCCCTGGGGGAGGGGGTCGCGGCACCGGCGACACCGGCCAGAGCTGGCAACCGCGGCAAACCAGAGCCGAAAACATCCGATTTTCGTCGATAAATAGAAAAACTAGGTTTTTATTTTGATGTTTGGCGTGTTGCTGGGTGCCATTGCCTCTGGTTAAGAACATCAGGATTTGACCGATGTTTTATGCCAGTGCATTCAGAACATCGACTAATTGACCATGTTTCATGCCAGTTTGTAACCATGTAACCGCAGTGCAGGCACGTTGTGACAATTGTTCCTTACGCGCGGGCGACCCTTTAAAATTACCATTTTTTAAAACGTCTTTTTTATTTTTTTTCCTTGATTCGGAGGTCTGGGATAAAAGGAACAATTGTCACAAAAAAGGACAACTGTAAAACGACTGTAAAACATGGCTTAAAAAAAGATGTTTTTTTTGATGTTCTGCTTGACGTGTGCCACAAACGTGCTACAATAGAGACATCTTAACAAACCGGAGAAATTGAAATGATCCAGCAACTACTCGAAGCGGTTGTAATTGCAGCAATTGTTGGCCTGCCCATGGCCTTGTACTTTGCCACCATGTGAGACAACCCTACAAGGCCATTGTGTGGCCTTGTGGATGCTGTCTTAGCATCGTAACTGTAACTTGTAAATGTAAGGAAAAACCATGTTGATCAATGTAACCACACTAAAAGCCCTCTTGCTCTTCGCTGGCAAGAAGGACATCCGCTACTATCTTAATGGCGTGCACTTTGAAAGGTCTGCGACTGGAACCGTAGCCGTGGCAACTAATGGCCATTGCTTGGCCGTGGCACGCTTAGACCGTGATGCTGCAGAGCCTGCTAGCTTTACCGTACCACGCGAGCACTTGGACAACGTTGTCAAGGGTGCTAAGGGTGGAGTTGATATTGTGCAGGTGGATGCTGCGCAGTGCACCTTGATCAGCTCCAATGGCCGGATAACCGTACCACTATTGGATGGCAAGTTTCCCGACTGGCGCCGGGTTGTCACGCCACAACAAACCGGCGAAAAATCTTACTATCATCCGGATTATCATGCAATGGTAGATAAAGCCGGGCAGTTGATAAGACCAACTAAGTTCGCATACTTGATCCAGCAAAATGGAAACAGCGTGGGTTATGCAGACCTGGCTAGCACGATATATGCATACGTCATGCCACTACGGCACGACTATGACAAGGACGTTATAAGTAGTCCCAAATGGTAAGAGCTTAGCTAATAGGCCATGCTAACCCGTGGCCTATTGGATGCGCTTTGCATCAACCCGTAACCCGTAACAGTAAAGGACAAACTACCATGCCAAATTATGAAATTGAAATAACCGACACATATGGCCATGAGGCTAATTATTCGTGGGTTAAGCGTTACACCATACAAGCAAACACCATGCGCGGTGCAATCTGTAAGTTGGCCCGACAATATGGTAGCGGGTGGAAGATGGATTTTGACACTGGGGACATGGCACGCTACAACCTTAAAAATGCTGCGATATGCCTTTTCATAACCCGTAACCCGTAACAGTAAAGGAAAATTATCATGCCACCACGTATCACTAAAGCATTTTTACTCATTCAGGTAAGCAACCTAAACCGCATGCTAGGCTTAGGCAATGAGGTTTATTATGAGAATGAGGATGGAATTACCAGAGGGGTTGAGGGCGTTTACCTCATCGATGGTGCATATGGCGGCTTTGCTTTGCACAAGATGCACAAATCAACCGGAGAATCCGACGTGTTTAGCGTGGGTCATGTTCCAGCGCGTCAATTGTCGGAGTTGATAGATGCATACACTAAAGGCATGCGGGACTATCGGGGTGGAAATTAACGTTAACTTTCAGGAGTTATTAAAATGACAAAAACTGTAGTGCATGATGATAAACATATCAACCTTGCATCAGCAAGAATGATAATGGATGAAGAAATTGTAAATAATTTACATGAGAAATATTATTATGAAACGGATCAAGATTTTTTTGATGATTATATTTTTTTACATCAAAAAAAATATGGCAATGAATTTATATTAAATTAAAAGACTGCCCTAATAGGCCATGCTAACCCGTGGCCTATTGGATGCGCTTTGCATCAACCCGTAACCCGTAACAGTAAAGGACAAACTACCATGAACACGTCAATCCAATTCACGCGCGTCAATAACGACGTCAACGGCAACCCTCGTTATGTATGCCACTTTTTAACAATGGCACCGACATACGATGCAGCCGTTAAACTTGCAAACTCTATCGGGGGGCGCAAATACAACAATAAGCAATATGGGGGCGGCTTGGTGTTTCAATCGTACAGTCTCGACCACCTTATCACGCATATAAACCGCGTTGCGGGTACCATTTACCTAACCTATACCATGGGATAAGCCATGCTGAAATACGACTATAACCCCGAAAACGATGCAATGGTACGCATGGAACAATTGCAAGTGAATGGGATGTATCTTGTAACGTTTTCCAATGGTTCAGGCACACTTTTTAAAATGATCTGCGACACATTGGAAGATGCTGAGTTTACATATACCGAATATTTTAAAATGGTGCAAACATGATAACTAAGCATGAAACGAAACGAATTGAAACGCTGGAAGATGAACTGTCCAGCGTGATACACGCAGCGGAGGTGCTTATCAGGGCGCTTGAAAGCGTACCGCGAAACTATCCACACGAGCCCTATATGGATTTAATCCGCGCCATCAGATACGCCAAGGAGCGAACCTTATGATCCCTTTGGTCGTGATGGTAATCGTTGCGTTGGTTGTCGGACTAGTCGAGCATTGGCACAATGACAATTGACAACCATTAAACCCACTACAGCCCCGTCAGGGGCTTTTTTTTGGCCTATCCATGCGCTACTATGCGCTAATAAATTAAACCGCTCAGGAGGGCTTTAAATGAATGCAGTTGAACACTTCAAAAACTTGTATGGTGCGATGGACTTATCCGAAAACGATACAGCCAAGCGCATCTTTTTGTCAGGCTGGAATAGTGCGCTATGTGAGCTAATGGAACGACTCTACACAATGCCAATAGAAAAGGATACAAGATCATCATTTCAGGTCTACATGCAGAACATGATGCAACTAGACCCGCATGATCTAAAGTGAATCCATGTCGGGGGTGTAACCCTTTACAAATTTACGCTCATAACCTTTATCGTAGGCCAGTCTATAAATGTAGTCTGCATGGCGTTGCTTAGCCTTAATCACCTCTAATCGATAGTCCTTAAACAATGCTGGCAGATTGGGATTGATAGCCCAGATTACTTGTCCTTTTTGTAATTGGTCATCTACCTTAATGACCCACTTAGACACCTCCAATACATCCATTGCATCCAGTACAAGCTGGTTTTTTTGATGTTCGGATAGGTTGGGCGTCTTTTCGTAAACGCGCCTGGCTGAGCGTTTAAGGCTTCGCAGATCGACGGTTGTAGTATCCGCACTGTTCTGGATGATGTATTCGATAACCCACTCATCGAATGTGTTTTTACTGGCAATCTCACCATACATATAGCGATAGGCGGGGATGATATATCCGCGTATCAGGTCAATAACGCGATGCATGAGATCGACTGATACAGTAGGATTGAATGGGGCTTCTATGGTATGCCAAATCAGGCACATCCTGCCCGTCAAACCTTCGAGTTTACCGAACGCAGTCATGTACTCTACACCACTAGCCAATAGGCGCTCGTCTTGTTTGGCGTCTTCGTACCATGCCTGAAATTCACGATATGCCTCAAACGCTTCAGGGCTTAGTTTGTAGGTCTGCGGAGGTAACGCATACACCATGCGCAGGGTGTTTTCCCATACGGTCGAGCTAGTCAAGTATTCGGGTACTGGTTGACCTAGTTTAGTTTTACGTGGGCGCAGTAACGCAGGTATAAAACGCTGTAATAGACCATCGGCAGAGAGGGATGATGCTGCTGCTTTCAATACAGTAGGTTGAATATTGCCATAAATGGACACTGCAAGGTTTTCAGCATGAATGGAACCTGCCCCCACACGATCCATCTCATAGTGCTCGGACTCATACGACACAACCCATGCCGAACGATCTTCGCCGCTGGTCTTGTCGGTGAGTTTACGCACCCATGAATTCATCTCATCCAGATGGCACAATAAACCTCTTGGACGGTCGGCTGCACTACGTACTAACTTCTGACTGGTAATGTCTGATACAGTTATCTTCAATGGTACGGGCTGAGGTGGCATATCTGGCACATGGGGCGCTTGATCTGCGCTCAGGAGTGCTTCGGATGACGCTGACCATTCAAGAAATGACTTTTTAGCGCCAGCATACGCGGCCTCTTTACCTTCCCAGTCTAGTAACTCTTTGCCAAATCTAGGACGGTCTTCCGCCTCGATGTCTCGCAATGGTGAGAGCATGGGGCGACTACCAGGGGACTTCTTATCCGCTGGATCGCCTACAGTCATCAACCATAACACGGGCGGTACTTGAAAACCTGGCATGAGTTCCAAGCGCATACGGGCATCAATCACGCCGCATACAGCAGCCAGACCAGCGTACAAAGGCACCAAAGGGTCACAGCCCACGCTTTCCGATATTTCATTGGCACGAGTCGATAACACGCTAGGCCAGATTGCCATCTCCATATCTGGACGTTTGGGGCGCATACCGTCAAGCACGTCAAGGGGTGATATTTTGGATTGATTTTCTACCTTGTTGAACAACTCGGATGCGTCTGGCATTGGACGAGTCCATCCATGCTGACGGGCAAGGTGGAATAACGTTCCAAGGGTAATCGCGGTTGACTTGGTGGTGCTAAAACTGCTCCACTTAACCATAATTGCATGGTCGCCTGCATACTTGGTCTGAGCCGTGGCGCTCCAATCGCGCCAGAGTATCAACCCCTGGTCTGCTTGGTCTGTCTGTATGCCTGCCCAATGCAACGCCATGCCAACGTTAACCCATTCATCATACGCACAGTCTGGAGGGATAGACTCTACCGCTTGGCGTATCTCATCCCATGATGTATCAATCGTGCCCGTAGTCTCGATGGTGCGCTCTTTGTCTTGGGATAGCAAACCCTGCCATACATCTAACAAGGCCTGGGGGATAACTGGTAAGCGTGTCCAGTGTCCGTTACCAACCCATGTATAGGACTGCTGAGTTTCAGGGTGTATAGATGGTGGCAGTACATCCTGCACCGTCAACCCGTTAGCAGTGGCACAGCGTAACTCATACACCGTGACATTGTTGTGCATGATCTTCTTTGTAGGTAACACTGCACCGAAGGGCATCGCATACAGCAGCTTGCTATGGCCTTGTTTGCCTGAGTTGATACCTACTGCATCGGGTGCATCGTAGAGTGCTTGCAGGTCTACCCCGTGGTCTGCTAATACAGTAGTAGCCATCAACCAGTTGTCAATGTCCAATGCCATAGTACCGCTGTAGGCATGTGCTAGACCGATACCGTAACCCGCTGGTAAGTCTGCTTGCGACTTTAGGGCGTTCTCTTTAAGGTTCCATCCTGATGTACGTGGTCCTTTGGTACCCATTGGGATAGGGACTAGACTCCAACCATGACGGATGTAGGCATCAACGGACGCGGGATGGGATTGAACTGTTTGTAAAACTGCCATATAATTACCTTGTTAACTTGCTCTGTTGACTGTCATCTCTTAAAAACCACGCTAACCCCGTGGTTTTTTTTCGTACAAAATAAATTCAAATATTGTTTGACAATTGTAATTCACTTGTGGCACAATAGCAACCAACAAGCAAGGAAATTTACAAATGACTCCTAAATCCAAAACATCGTTTCTGACAGTCCGTGTGACTGATCAGACTCGTACCAAGTTTTGCGACAAGGCTAAACAGTATGGTCAACCATCTGAAGTCTTGCGCGAAATCGTAGATGCGTTCATAGATGATCGTATCAAAATCACCCCTCCTGTAAACCGTAATCTTGAAAGTCTTTATGTCAATTGAAAACCAAATCGCCGCTTTAACCGCTGCCGTAATCGAACTGACCAATGTTATCAAGTCTGGTAATGTAACTGCACCTGCACCTGTTGCGCAACCAATCCCTTTGGTTGTACCTACCCCTGTTGCTCCCGTAGCGGCTCCAGTGGTAGCTGTAGCACCCGCTCCTGTTATGGTGTCCCCTTCTAATGTTATGCCTGCACCGCCAGTATTTGCACCTGTAGCAGCGCCAGCACCCGTATCCGCTGCACCATTCACCGATGGTAAGGGATTGATTGACTATGTAATGAGTGCATACAAGGCAATGGGCGCAGCTAAAGGCGCAATGATTCAAACCGTGTTAACTGGTCTTGGGTACCAGAACATTAACGATGTGAAGCCTGAGCACTACGGCGCATTGTTTGCAGGTATTGAAGCACTCAAGGTATCGTAATGAGCACGCACGCTAAGTTGTCACCTTCCAAGCGCAGCCGATGGGCGTTATGCCCTGGCAGCGTGCGTGAAGAAGCGAAGTATCTTGATGAGCGTAGCGGTGGTGCTGCTGTTGATGGTACACATACCCACACGCTGTTAGAGCACTGTATCAAACATGGACTATCTGATCCGATGGACGAAATCGGTGAAACGTTTGAAGATGATGATGGTACTTTCATAGTTGACCGTGATCGTGCTGTTCGCGTAGTTGTTGCGATGGACTACATCAAGCAGCGCATGAGCGAATCACCTAATGCTAAAGTGTTTGCTGAAACACGGGTTGACCCTGAATGGTTCACTGGTCGTAAAGACTTAGGCGGTACCGTAGACGTGCAGATCATTAGTGGCGATACGTTGGAGATTATCGACTACAAGGATGGTATGGCACCTGTAGACGCTGAGAACAACTTGCAACTCGAACAGTACGCCATTGGTAAACTGGCTGAGTACAAGTTGGGTTGGAACGCTGACAATCAGTATCCATTCAAGATGGTGGCTATGACCATAATTCAGCCCAAAATGGCATTGCGCAATATGTTGCCAATAACCAGTTGGGTTGTTCCTGTATCATATCTGCTCGGACGTATTGCAACGCTAACCAGCGAAGCAAGAAACACCGACTCACCCGATGCACCGCTAGTGCCTGGTGAGAGTCAATGTAAATATTGTCGTGCTAAGGGTTCATGCTCTGCACTGGCAAGTAATGTAATGAAAGAGGTAGGAATCATGTTTCAACCAATCGTAAATCAAACGCTTGACGTGGCGCAACAAAGCGCAGACAAAGACCCAACTACTATGGATGATGCCCAGATCGTACAGATCATGGAAGCAGCACCACTCATGCGCCAGTTACTCGAAGGCGTGGAGAAGGAAGCATTACGCAGACTGCAATCTGGCAAATCAATATTAGGATTGAAGCTGGTCAATGGTCGTGGTAGTCGTGCATGGAATTTGTCTGAAGATGAAATAGCTGAGAAGCTAATCAAAATGGGCATACCTAAAAGTGCCATCTATGAAACCAAACTTGTGTCCCCTGCTAAGGCTGAAAAGCTAACATGGGAAAAGCGTGATGGTTCCAAGGTCACATTGTCTGACCTACAACTCAAACGACTAGACCAAGAGTATGTGTCTAAACTCGCTGGTAAACCTACAGTCGTATCCGAATCTGATAGCCGCCCCGCTATCGTAACCAATGCTGCACCTTTGTTTGGTGTAGTTACAGCAGCACCCGCTGCCGAATCCCTGCCATCTTGGCTTTCTTAAACTGGAGTAATTGTAATGTCCGATATTATCTTTTTGTCTAATGTACGTTTGTCTTTCCCACACCTTGCTGAACCACAAAAGCAGGTTAACGAGCAAACAGGTGCAACCCGCATCTCTTACAACTGCGAGTTCATCATGCCGCAAGAACATGCTGGTTTTCAGCAGTTCATGGCACGTTATGGCGCACTGGCATTAGAGAAGTGGAAAGAGCACGCGCAGCCCGTAATGGCTATGATTCTTGCTGACCGTAAAACCCGTTGCTTTGGCAAAGGTGAAGAAAAGGTTAATCGTAAGAACTTCCAAACGTATGACGGTTACGCTGGCAATATGTTTATCACTGGTGGTCGTGATAGCGCACCACAGATGATTCAAGATAATGGTCAAGCTGTTGACCCTGCTAACACAATGGCGTACCAAGCACTCGCACGTAAGATGTATGGTGGTTGCCGTGTAAACGCTGCCGTCAAGCCTTGGGTGCAGGATAACAAGCATGGTCGCGGTATCCGTTGTGACCTGATAGCTGTTCAGTTTGCCGCTGACGATACAGCGTTTGGTGAAGGTAGTGCAGATGCTTCTGCATTGTTTGGCGCAGTAACTACTGTACCAGGCTTTGCACCTGTGGCACCTGCTATGCCTGCTGCACCATTCGGTGCACCTGCTGGTCTGCCATCGTTTTTTGGTTAATAGTTAAATCGGGGGCTTCGGCCCCCGTCTGTAAAGGTAATCTGTAATGAGTAAGAGAAACTTTAACACGGTTACAGATGGACATGATGAATGGTTAACTCCAAAGCATATTACCGATACGCTTGGTCCGTTTGATCTTGACCCATGCAGTCCTATTTGTCGCCCTTGGGACACTGCCGCACACCATTTTGATAAAACACATGACGGTTTAAGAGCACCTTGGTTTGGTTCAGTGTGGTGCAATCCACCATACGGCAAAGAAACATTCAAGTGGTTGTCGAAACTAGCAGATCACGGTAACGGTATTGCATTGGTGTTTGCCAGAACTGAAACCATAGGTTTTCATGAACAAGTTTGGCAACGCGCAGATGCTGTATTTTTCTTTAAAGGTAGATTGAAGTTTTGCTATGTTAACGGTAGCGAAGCCGATGTTGCCAATGCACCAAGCTGTTTAATTGCTTATGGTAAATCGAGTGTGGACAAACTACAAAATTCTGAGTTCACTGGAAAGCTGGTGTTATTAAAATGAGTAACGACTACATCTATGACATTGAAACGTTTCCAAACGTATTCACACTGGCAGTAGAGCACGCAGAATCACCCTTATCATGGCTGTTTGAGATTAGTGACTGGCGTAACGACTCACGGGAAATCGTATCGTTTTTACAGTACCTGAAAGACACCGATGCACGCATGGTCGGGTTCAATAACACCGGATTTGATTACCCTGTACTGCACACACTAATACGCATGGGTAAGTCTGACGCATACACCCTGTACCAAAAGGCGCAAGCCATCATTGACGCGCAGGACAGCGATAAGTGGGCGCACATGGTCAATCCAAGTGACCGCATGGTAGTGCAGATTGACCTGTTCAAGATACACCATTTTGACAACAAGGCACGTTCTACCAGTCTGAAGTCGTTAGAGTTCAATATGCGCTCTGACACCATCGAGGACTTGCCATATAAGGTAGGCACCATGTTAACTCGTGATCAGGCGGAAGTGCTGAAGCGATATAACCAGCATGATGTTAAACAAACGAAGAAATTTATGCACGTCACACTTGATATGTTAAGTTTTCGGGAAAATTTGTGCACGTTGTACCCTGGTAAAGACTGGCTTAACTTTAACGATACCAAGATTGGTAAAGAGTTCTTTATCATGAAGCTGGAGGAATCAGGGGTTGCCTGTTACGACTTTTCCAGTAAAGGACGTACACCACGACAGACCAAGCGACCAGTAATACATCTGAAGGACGCTATCCTGCCGTGGATAAAGTTTGATCAACCTGAGTTCAATCGTGTGTTGAACTGGCTTAAAGGTCAGTCGATTACAGAAACTAAAGGTGTGTTTGAAGACTTGACTGCTGTTATTAATGGTTTTACTTTTGTGTTTGGTCTTGGAGGTATTCATGGCTCAATGGAATCAGTTGTGGTCGAATCCGATGACGAAAATGTCATCGTTGATCTGGACGTTACCAGCTACTACCCAAACCTTGCAATCACCAATGGGTTTTATCCAGCCCACTTGGGTAAGCAATTTGTCGCAATCTACAAGCATTTATTTGAACAACGTAAAGGATACTCCAAAAAGTCTGCTGAAAGCGCCATGTTGAAGCTGGCATTGAATGGTGTGTATGGCGATAGCAACAACCAGTTCAGTGTGTTTTATGACCCATTGTTTACCATGAGCATTACGCTTAATGGTCAGTTGCTGCTGTGCCTGTTGGCAGAGGGTTTAATGGCGATACCAGGCTTGCAGCTAATCCAAGTGAACACCGATGGTCTGACAGTTAAGGTACCACGTAGTTACAAGGTATTGGTGGACTTGGCAAGGGCATCATGGCAAGAGCGCACAGGGTTAAACCTTGAAGAAGCCGTTTACAAGTCCATGATGATTCGTGATGTGAACAACTACATTGCAGTCTATGAGGACGGTAGCACTAAACGTAAAGGTGCCTACGAGTGGAAAACCGAATGGCACCAGAACGCAGGTGCATTAGTGGTACCAAAGGTAGCAGAGAAGGTGTTGGTAGATGGTGCACCTATTCGTCAAACCATAGAACAGTGGCAAGACAAAATGGACTTCATGCTACGCACCAAAGTACCACGCAGTAGTCACTTGGTATGGGGTGAAAGTCAAGTACAGAACACCACTAGGTACTACATATCCAAGGGCGGTAAGCCATTGAACAAGTGGATGCCACCGTTAGCCAAGAAGCCTACAGTGTTGCGCAAGATATGCGTAGAGAGTGGTTGGAACGTACAGGTATGTAACAACATTGCCGATGCCACGTTACCAATTGACTACGAATACTACATCAATGAAGTGGAGAAGTTATGTCTGAGTCTAGCCTAACCAAACAGGTTTCGGGAACCCACTACAAAGACCTGCCTATTCAACCCGTAGAGTACATCCATGCTAACGGCATAGGGTACTTTGAGGGTAACGTAATCAAATACGTGAGCCGCTGGAGAGCAAAGAACGGCATAGCAGACTTGGAAAAAGCCAAGCACTACATTGAATTATTGATAGAGATGGAGAACAGAAATGCTAGAGAAATTAACCGCTGAAGCACTGACTGCGTTGGAAACATACAACCATTACAACATTGGTACAGATAAGTTTGCACACAGTACTGACTTGATTTTTGAATTGCGTAAAGCATTGAACCATAAACGTGAACCATTGCGTGAACCACGTATAGCGGAGTTATCAATAAGAATGGAGAACAGAAATGTTAGAAAAACAGATTGAATCCAAGGTGTGCGAGTACGCAAAAACCAAGAATATATTGGTGTACAAGTTCACCAGTCCCGCACGAGCTGCTGTACCTGACCGTATGTTTATCCGACCTGACGGGCGTATCTGGTTTGTAGAGTTCAAGCGTCAAGGTGCAAAGCCTACCGAAGCACAGGAGCGCGAACACCATCGACTACGGCAACACAAGGTAAACGTGTTTGTGATTGACAACGTGGAAGAAGGTAAGACTATGATTGATTTTATGGTGATGGGAGTATGAAATGCGAACAATGCACCTCTTTGCAGGAGCCGGTGGAGGACTCCTTGCAGACCTTATCCTTGGACATACCCCAGTGGTTGCAGTCGAATGGGAACCCTACCCATGTCAAGTCCTTAGAGAACGAGCAGCAGAAGGATGGTTTCCCGAATTGGTTGTCTGGGAAGGAGATGTTAGAAACTTTGACCCATCCGAATACGCCGATAGAGTGGATTGCATCCATGCGGGATTCCCTTGCCAAGATATTAGTGTCGCTGGAAAGCAAGCAGGTGTTGGGGAAGGAACCCGCAGTGGGCTTTACAGAGAAGTCTTGCGTATTGCTGGCGCAATTAGACCCCAATACATCTTCTTGGAAAATGTCGCCGCTATTAAAAGCAACGGTCTTGAACAAGTTGTCAAAGACTTGGCCATCATGGGGTATGACAGTAGATGGTTGTGCATACGAGCATCCGATGTCGGGGCACCGCATCACCGCGACAGATGGTTTGCATTGGCTTACTCCAACAGTCACAAACATCTCAATCAGAAGTCAAGAATCAATGCAACATCGAATCAAGTGGAGGGAAAGTTCAGGGAGAAAAACAGTTCCACCTGGCAATTTAGCGGAACAAGTAATGGTATCGGGAAAGATTCCTTGTGTGGATATGAAAAAACAGACAATGTGGCCGACACCGACAGCGCACCTTGCGAAAGAGACAAACGCACCAAGCGAATCTACGCGCAACACACCAACATTGACAGCGCAAGCTGGTGGCAAACTGAACCCAACGTGGGTCGAGTGGTTGATGGGGTGGCCGCTAGGGTGGACAAACTTAAAGCAATTGGTAACGGGCAAGTCCCCCTCCAAGTCGCAACAGCGTTTACCATCTTGGCTTCGGAGTAAGTAATGCTAACCCCTGACCTACTCCACGACTACCAGAAGAAAGCGGTTAACTTCCAATGCACCCATCCCAACTCTATGCTCTGGTTAGACATGGGATTGGGAAAGACTGTTGTTACGCTTACCGCATTAGCGCACCTGATTAAAACTCAGTTTCTACGTGGTGTAATTATCGTTGCGCCTATACGGGTTATCCGTTTGGTATGGCGACAAGAAGCTACCAAATGGGAACATACGAAGCATTTAAAGTTTAGCATGGTTGCAGGTACCAAAGACCAGCGAACACGCGCCTTACTGCGTCCTGCTGACATTTACATGATCAACTATGAGAACCTTGGCTGGCTTGCCGAAACGCTGCAAACGTACTTCATTAAGAAGTCCAAGCCTATGCCGTTCAATGGCATTGTGTGGGATGAAATCAGCAAGATGAAGAACAGTGCAACAGAACGGGTGAAGTCGTACAAGAAGATTGCCAGTTACTTCGACTGGACTACAGGACTGACAGGTACACCTGCCAGCAATGGTTACAAAGACCTACATGGTCAGTTCTTGGTGGTAGACCGTGGCGAACGTTTAGGTACCAGCAAGACCTCATTCCGCACTAGGTTCTACCGCAAAGTAGGACCATATAAAGAGGTACCTTATGATGATACAGAGGACACCATTAAGAAACTGATTGGTGACATAACGCTAGAGATGAGTGCAGAGGACTACAACCCGTTACCAGATTTGATCGTTAACAACATCGAGATTGAGATGCCCGATGAGTTACGCACCAAGTACGACCGATTGGAAAAAGAGTTCTTCATGGTGCTGGACAGTGGCAAAGAGGTTGAAGCGTTTAATGCTGCTGCACTGACCAACAAATGCTTGCAATTCAGCAATGGTGCAATGTATCCAGTGGCAGGTATGCCACTATGGGAAGCAGTGCATGACCTGAAGCTGGAAGCATTGGAGGAAATACTAGACGAAGCGCAGGGTTCGCCAGTGTTGTGCAGTTACGCATACCGAAGTGATGCACAGCGAATCATGGAGCGATTCAAAGCTATCCGTCCTATTAACCTAACTGAGTGCAAAAGTGAAGCAGCCCTAGTTGATGCCATGCACCGATGGAAAACTAACGACTGCCAGTTGATGATTGGTCATCCTGCCAGCATGGGACATGGTATTGATGGACTGCAAAAGAATGGGCACATCCTTGTCTGGTATGGGTTGAACTGGAGTCTTGATCTGTATGAACAATTCAATGCACGAGTACGCCGCCAAGGTCAAGGTGCACCAGTAATGTGCCATAGGATTTTGATGCAGAACACATTAGACCAGGCACAGTCATTAGCCTTGGATGAAAAAGCTACAACACAGTCAGGACTGCGAACAGCAGTTAAACAGTATCGTCAGTCAAAAGGAGCATGAATGACTTATAAAATTAGCAGCGATGGTGCCGCTGTTGTTACTTCGGATACACATTGGATACCTATTGATAAGAGCACACCGCGCGGAGTTAAATTGTTACTTGTTAGCAAGGTGTACGGTGTTGCGCACGTAACAATTTGTATGGCAAATGAGAAGCATTACACACACTGGCACCCATTGCCAACATTTAAAAAGGAAACAAAATGAGTTACGCAGAATACGAGATGAAAGTGGTTCAGTGGGGTGAAGCACGAGGTATTGTGCAAAACGCTACAGCACATTCACAGGCTATCAAGACACTGGAGGAAGTGACAGAGTTGTTTGATGCACTAAACAAGGGTGACAGAGAAGCAACCAAGGATGCAATTGGAGACATTGTAGTAACGCTAATCATGGTTTGCTCAGTACTAGACCTAGACCTGACACAGTGCCTAGCTGGAGCGTATGACGAGATTAAAAATCGTAAAGGTTATTTGACAAAAGAAGGCATATTCGTTAAACAACCGTGATACAATGGTGTTACATTAACTTAGGAGTAATCGTAATGTTTGGTAACACTATTAGCTGGATGCGCCC